GCTACCGTTCGTCATATTCGCACAGTAGTCAGCTTTAGTTGCCGTGCGTAAAACCGCATCCAAAGCCCTCACGTACTTCATAATCTTTGTCATCGCCGCATCTGAGCTATCAGCGGTGACTCCGACCTTCAATTCAATGACGATCGACTGAATCAGGTTGGAATCATCATCCGTCGTCTCAATCGGATTCGATCTCGGGCCAAGCACGAGGATCGGGAACTCCAACCCCTTTTCTGTGCCTAATGACCTTTCAACGAAATCCGGTAACGCTTCAGCCTGGTAGAAGTAATCCAGCGCCAGTTTCATATCCCGAATGACGATCGCCATCACGTTCGCGATGATCGGGCCTTCAAAACAAGCCGAGTATTTCGGAGTGCTGAAGGTACTCAATTCCCCACCACCTGAAAGCCTTGCTTTCGGACAAACGCCACGAGTCCAGCCTGGAGTGCCTTCTGAATCCGGCGCTTCTGTTCCTGGCTCAATGATATGACCTTGCGCGCGGGCATCCTTGACGTTCCGCGTTGATGATAGACGCCATACGGAACTGACGATCCGATGGTTAACTCGCCGCGCTCAGGCTTGAAGATTGCTCCCGGCGCTTCGGGATTCGTCATTGAATCAAACAGGGAAGTGGTTGCTTTCAATGTCGGGAGGTTCGGAAATCTCACGGCTTTATATTTCGCGTAAGCAACGCTCAAAGGTGCCCACCGTCCCGACGCTCCCGCCCCGCCTTCACTGCCAAACTGTTCCACTTCAGATTGATAGAACTGTTTGGACACTTCGGGCCAGAGCGTTCTGAGGTCGTCAAGTTCACCCTCAATCCGGTTGAACCCGCGATTGAATTCCTCGACGCCATCAACTTGAAATGAGAAGAATTGAGCCATTAGACCAAAGCCACCCCGACAGCGTTCGTTCGGTAATATTTCGCAACTTCCGCAACCCGCGGCGGCATTGCTTCTCGTAAAACTTGACCGTCAAGTCCAACCAGCTTCAAACCAGCAGGATCGGTCTCACGCCACACGTTGATTGCCCATTCGATAATCGACATCTTCACGTCTGCTGGAGTCTCCGCGTAGCCCCACTTGGCTGTGACCGTGACAGGTAGTCCCCGAGACCACCCTTCAAGACTTCCGTTGTACCGATAACCAGGCTCAGGTAAGACGTGATCCGATCCGGTAATAACCAGCCAGCCATTCCGCTCGACGTAGTAAGGAGCGGTGTAGCCAGTCGGGACCGCGATCGTGGCGTCCAGCGTTCCCGGCACAAATGGATCAAGCTTCAGGTACTTTGTCCCATCAGGGTAGAAGTCTCGCTCAGTCGCAACGATGTCAGCACCGTGTTCAGTAAATGTTACGCCACCATTCACCACCGTTCCCGCCGCGCTCGTGGGCCATGTTGGTTCTGTCGCTCCCGAAGTCCCTGCGGTCGTAACTCGATAGATGTGCAGATTTCCCGTGGTCGGAGTGACGACATCGCCTACAACGTAGATATGCAGCGACTCCCATGTGGGATAGTACGCAGGCTCGAAGTATTCATCAGCAACGCCACAAGCATGATCAAAGGCTCGGCTAACCCGCTCGATGATGTCCTGTAACAGAGTGTCCGTGGCAGACGGAACCGCGCTCGCCGTCACGCTCTGGCCTGATGATCTGACTTCTGCGATGCTGACGTAAGACATTTACGCTGCTTTCTTCTTCTTGCCCTTGGCTTTGGTTGCGGCCGGCGCTGCAATGGCTTTGTTTTCCTCGGGCGCGGCAACTGCCTTGGCTTGCTCCTTCACCAGGAATCCGTTGGCAATGGCGACTTCTTCCGGCAGCTGACCGCCTATGCCCACGGCCAGCTCAATAGCATTCGAAGGAATGCGGCCTCCCACCTCAGCAACCAGCCCATCGGATGTTCTCCAGATTCGTTTGTCACTTGTCCACATTGGCACGTTGATCACCTCGTTTTGTTTCTTCCAATCCTGAGTCGTCAACATCAACGCTTCCTCCAGTCGATCAAAGTCCGCTTCAGGATCGAACGTGTTTGCTAACTTGAGGGCCGCATCTGATCGTGATCGGTAGTAAACCTCGTCATGGTAAAGCCGCTCGATCTGGGCTTTCCAGACTCCCAACCGCCTGTCGTTCTCGGTGTCAATCTTCGCGCGCCCGCCTGCGTCGGCTTCACGCGGATAGTCAATCAGGCGCTGACAGAAGATTCCCGCACCATTGACCATGCCATCATCAAAGATGCCCTCTGGCATCGTTTCCTTCGCGATAACCTTGACGCCTTCGACGCCGTACTCGGTATCCGTCGCAGGGTACGGCCGACCATCTCCGAGGGCTTCCCAGAGTCCTTGAGTTGGGTGGACAATGACCGGAATCCCCGCGCACGTTGCCTCAACAGCACACCGCCCAAAGGATTCATAATTCGACGGCATCAACAGAACTTTCGTCTTGCGTAAGACTTCCCGAAAGTCCGGCGTGTTCTTCATGTGCTCGATGTTTGGGTGTCGTCTTTCCCAATCTTCGTTGAGGTGCGGAGGTGCGACTTGCTCACCGTAGATGCCTTCAACAATCAGGAATTCGTAATCAGGCATCGCCTCTGCGATCTTGTGGACCGTGTAAACCCCTTTGCCTTCGGTCGGATTGCAAAAGGTAATCTTCGTGCCGCGTTCACACTTGTATTTCTCGGGCTCGATCACGGGATGAATCACGATTGACTTACCCGGCCACGGCTCACCTTTGTATTTCTCGTTTGCAGCGATCCAATGAGTATTGAATACAACTAACTGAGCCTTGAATGGTGGAACTTTCCAGTAGCCAAGCTGGGCGTGATTGTGGATCAGATGCACTAGAGGCTTTTGGGTGTCGATGTGAAGGCCCATCGCAAGCGAAGTGTTATCGAGGTGAGTGACCAGAATATCCGCATCCTTGGCTAACTCCCTGATTGTCTGGTGGTGAAACTGATTCTGCGGGACGGCGTGAACCTTAACGCCCTCGAACTCATAGGACTCAGGCGTTCGATCTGCGACCACGATTACTTCGTGCCCACGTCGGGCCATTGCGCGGAGGGCGGCATGGGCCGTGGTTTCTGATCCGGCTTGGTGAACCGGGCAGTACATGTGGAAATATCCAAATATGCGCATCGGTTGAAAAGAAGGGCGGCGACTGACTTGGAAAAGCCGCCGCCCCGAAAGACTGAAGGTTAGCTGTTTGCACCGCTAAGTAAATCCCCTCTCACGATGGCCGCGGGCCTGAAAACACCGAAGGCATATCGGCCCTCAGTAAGGATCGCGATCATGTTGTGAGTGAAGAAGTCCGAGTGGCTGTCGGTGATTCGGGTCGTTGCTTGCTCCCGATCCCACACCATCATCTGACGAAGATCACCCGTGTAGAACGTGCCGCGCGGGATGGCTTCGGACTCGACCACGGGCAGACCCCAAAGAGTCTTGATGCCCATCTGCATCGGCCCGCCGAAGTAGTAACGGCTCTCACCGTCGACGGTCAGATCGATTGCTTCCCAATCGTAGGGATTGAGAAGGTATGCGGTCGGAACAGCGCGTCCGATCACCATTGACGTTGTGCGAGCTTTGCGCGTCGTGGTCAGCGCATCCGTAGCAAACGCCTGCGGAGTGACCCCGGCAGTGTTCTCGATTCCGGTGAATCCAGTGCCACCCGTGCCGGAGATGATCTGATCTTCCAGTTCCAGATCGACATCTTCGCGCAGGAAGTTGTCAATCATCGACTCCATCTGAGGAACGTCACTCAGAATCTGGCGGGTCGCGGGCATCCAGACTGCGATGGTCTTAACCGTGTCCTGCACGACCACCGAGGCCATGCTGGCTTCCGGCTTGACAGCGTTGTCGTATCCGGTTGACGTGGTTGCTGTCGCTTCCGGCACGGTGTTAGCGGCCCGAGTCTTGGAAGTGACGCGCACGTACTCGATCATGTTCGATCCAGTCCGTCCGTTGCTGATCACGTCGCGGATGGTCAGCTTACGCAGCGGAAAGTCGACGGGCGCGGCATAGTCACGCCGCACGTATCCACCTCCGGTCGTTGCCGAGGTGTAAACCAAGCCCTTCATATCGACCGCTGGAGATTCCAGGCGGGTAAAACTCGGCGGCGCATCGCCGCTCGGGCTAACCTGTTTCAGCCAGGACTTGAATTCCTCCGACTGCGTGAACGATTGCCCCATGCTCTTGACTTCTTGGCGTCTTTCGTCGTTCCCGAACTGCGGCCGG